GAGTGATCTCCTAGCCAAAACATCTTACGACGCCTACTGGATCTCCAGGGGCCGGGTTAACCGTGGCAACACACCCCTGGTGCCGTGGGCCGAGGCCAACCCTTCAATCCGTCAAGCGCACCGGGCCTGCGTCAACGCTATCCTGGGGCGCGTGTCTGATGTACTTGGTGCGATGACATTAGTGGAGGAGGAGCCTGATGCCCAAGACGAGGACTGTTAGCGCCAGCAACTGCTCGTTCTGCGGTGAGCACAAGCAAGTGGTGCCGCTGATCGTGACCAGTAACATCAAGCCAGACTCAGCGTGCTGCTCAACCTGTGCGCTGGCTATCGTGCAGCAGACCCAGGTGTGGGCCTACGGTGTGTTCAGGGAAGCGATCAAGAGCCAGAAGGCCCCCAAGCTAATTCAGACGCCAGGACAGAACGCAGTAACAGTAGCAAAAGCAATTGAAAAGGCCACTAATGCCCCAGGAAAAGAAGGAAACTGACTCCCTAGAAGGCTACAGGGGGCGTGATCAGTATGATGCCATGGAGGATGAAGTCAGATCCTTCAGGGCCCTGGCTGATTCCAATGTAAACGTTGAGTTGCTGCAGCAGGTGCTGGTCAGTGACAACCTAGTTGCGGAACTGAAAAATGAATCAAGCACGCTCAAGAGGCTGGTTAATCATGTACTTACGCTCGTGGATGATGCGTTTAAAACATGGCAGTTGGCCAGTGATCCGACTGATGCTGCTGCTGTTGGCGCTCACCGGGATGCTGCTGCCGCAAGGTTACTTTTAGACTGGATCGCGCTGGAGGTCCACAAGGGCCAGGAAGCACAGGAATTATTGGAGGAGGAATACGATGAAAGAGAACAAACTTGAAGACTACAAGGCAGGTGAGATTGACGAGGCTGAGGCCTCTGAGCGCCTGGAGGCCCCGGAGCTGGAGGCAGATCCTGAAGTCAAGGTAGCTAAAGGTGATGAAGAGCAACCAGTATCTGGCACAGACCATGATGCTGCAATGCTGACGCTGTACGCCAAAGGTAGGCGTAACCGTAAGCTGATGACTCGTGAGGACGCTGAGAAGACTTCTGACGTTGCCATGATGCAGCACATGGTGGATATGGCCTCAGGCGGTGACGTTGATCCTGATGAGGTAGCCCAGGAGCTTGATACCAACCGCGATATGGATGAGGAAGAGCGGGCTGAACTGGCTCGCCTGACGGCAGAAGAAGAGGGTGATCCGGAAAAGCCTGAAGTGGCAGCCGTAGAAGAAAAAGAAGAATTGCCTGAAAAGGATGAAGCAGCTTCGTTGTCTCAGATTGATCCTGATGCTAAAGTAACAGTCAAGATTCTTGGTAGAGAGTACGAGGTTCCACAGCAGGACGTTGATGATGCTGGTGGGATTGAGATTTACCAGAAGTCTCGTGCAGCTAACGTGAGACTCCAACGAGCAGCCACCTTTGAACAAAAGGCGCTTAAAACCTTGGAGAAAGCGGCAAGATTGAACGAGATCCAGCCCCAGCCAGACCCACCTGATGGCGGTCCTGACGAAGCTGATATCGACTCATTGAGAGATGAGTTAATGGACACAGTGATAGAAGGCACTGAGGACGATATTAACAAGTGGTTGAAGGCTCATACCGGGCTCGCCGCACCATCCACCCCCAAGCCAGAAGCACCAACTCCAGCGGTTGTTACCCAGGCGATTCCAGCACCAACGGAGACCCAGGAGGAACTGGCTAGACAGTTCAACGATGACCGGCAGGAAACCAATGACATGATGCGTACGACGTATAGCGATGTCAACGATGATCCAGAGCTGCGTTCCCTGGCCCAACAACGTTTTCAATTGTTGATTACCAGGGCAGACAGCGAGGGCCGTACACAGAAGGAAATGGCCCGCGAGTCAGCAGAGTATGTTCGATCACTGGGTAAGCGGATACTTGGCGACAAGGCTCCACCGATCTCAGATTTGGAACGGGAACGACGTACCCGGATTGAACGCAAGCGAGTCCTGCCACAACCATCACGAGCTGACACCCACGCTCCAGACACCCGCGAAAAAGAGAAAAGTGTACCTACGCGAGGAGAGCACATCCAGCGGTTGAGGAGGCATGCGGGGCAAGAACCCCCACTCTGATTACCAGCGGAATCTCCATCGCATAACTTAACAATGGAGATTTGATCAATGTCTGGACAAGTATGGTCAGTTGACGTTCTTGGAGGCTTTATGTACTCCGACGAACTGTCAGACAAACTTCGCATTGAGCTACTGCCAGCCGTTAAGTTCCGTCAGCTTTGTGATGCACGGGATGCAATGGAAAAGGGCCTGAACACAGGTGACCTGTACAACTGGAACGTGTACTCAAGAGTGGCTACTGGTGGTGGCGAACTGAACGAATCCGTCGCTATGCCGGAAACCAACTTTCAAATCATTCAGCAGAGCCTGTCAATCACGGAGTATGGTAACTCTGTGCCGTATACCGGCAAGCTCGATGACCTGTCCCGCCACCCGGTGGAAGAGATCATCAAGAAAGTGCTGAAGGTCGATGCGAAAGAAACCCTGGACGGTGGCGCACATGCCCAGTTCAACCTTGCAGAACTCACTGTAACCCCCACGGACGCCTCAGCGGTGACCCTGGAGGAAGGTGGCTGCACCCTCACCAACGCCAACGCGATGACGAAAGAGCACGTCAAGAACATCGTGGATGCCATGAAGGAACGCAACATTCCTCCTTACATGGGCGATGACTACTACTGCATCGCATGGCCGACTACCTATCGCACATTCAAGAATGACCTTGAAGCCATCAAGATTTATGTCGAGACCGGCTTCAGGCACGTCATGAATGGTGAAATTGGCCGCTACGAGAGCTGCCGTTTCATTGAACAGACACACGTTGCCAAGGGTGGCGCGGTTGACTCCGGTACATGGACCTTCCGCACCCCAGATCCTTGGGATGGTGGTGATTCTGATTGGGCCTTCTTCCTGGGTGAAGACACCGTGGCAGAAGCCGTAGCAATTCCTGAAGAGATCCGGGGCAAGATCCCCACCGATTTCGGACGTTCACGGGGTATCGCATGGTACTACCTGGGCGGCTTTGGGATTGTTCACCTAGGCAATGCGTCAGACGGCTACATCAATGATCGCATCGTCAAGTGGGAGAGTGACGTTTAGGCTGACATAAACCAGTCTGTGGTGGCTGGCCTAACACTCCGATCTGAGGTGTTACGGCCTTTCCACCTCAGACAGGCCAAACTGGCCAGTCACCGCTTTTAACTACGAGGAAATGCAATGAAAACATATGATGCACAAGGCCCACTAACGATTGCCTACTACATGGGCTTGGTCGATTTCCCAACGCCTAATTTAGCTTCGGCGGTTCAACGGCCAGCGGGCGTGAGCCACTGTCGTGTTGAGGAAATACACGTCGCTGTAACCGAGACGTTCAATGGTACTTCCAACCCTGGCCATGTATTGATTGGCACAGCCGCAGACCCTGACAAGTTTGCTGATCTGGATATGGGGGTTGCCGCAATCACTGATGGTTATGGCACCAACGATTTCCCAGCAGCCATCAAGGAAGCTGGCGAGTTCATCGACCTTGACCGTGATGGAGATGCTGGTGTTTCACTTGACCAGCTTGAAGTCGTGACCACACCGATGGTGGACGCCGGTACTGAAACGGGTATCGGTCACGTCACAGTCGTCCTGAGCTGGTACTGATCGGCTCTTAACAAACTGGTTACATAAAGGAGTTCTGAACGATGAAGAATATGAATGGCACAATGAAGCGAGGCGGCCTCAAAGGCAGCTTTCCTTCTGGCAATGGCGGTTCCCTGAACAAGGGTTTGGCCTCCCGCGAGTCCATGTCGTCCTCACCGGACGCTGAAGGCATGGGCACCAAGGGCGCAAATCAGATGCCCATGCCGGTGGCAAAGAAGCAGGTAGGTCAGTTTACTATCTGTTGATTTTTCGCCTTTGGGCGAAATTGGATGGGCAGGTCTGCCCCCCCCTTGAATCAGGCCTGCCCGTTCACCTTATCCGGAGGATGCGCTTATGAAACGCAAGAGTAAGATGGGCGAAGTGGGCGTGGTAATAGATCCCTTTGACGGGGATGTTGTCATGTTTAAAGATGTGATTGACCCTGACGGGTACGGTTACAACTCACCCAAGAGCCCCAACAATCTTAGATACGCACGCTCACACGCAGATCTGGCCGGACGGAAAGATCCCCCGTTGGGTGCAGGCGTGAGCCTGCGCGAGCCTCTGGAGACAGAGGACTACTACAACTGGGATTAATGGAGAAAGGCTGATGTCTGCAAAAAGACTTGATTGGAATCGTAAGATGGCCATCGTGTACGGGGGCCAACCGGATAAAGACGGTAAAGTCCCAAAGTACATGCAGGACAGGATGTTTTTTACCGGCAACGGTATGGCTATTGGGGCAACCCACTCTGCCGGACGAGCAGTGCCAGTACCAAGTAAGACTCCGGTGGAGGTGGTGGAGCTGGCTGAAGAGCCCTCTGGTGTCAGAGAGATGCTGGCTGCTAAGACAGTGCCAGCGCTGAAGAAGATGGCGCAAACGCTCAGCGAAGCAACCGGCACGGAGCTTCCTGAGAATGGTCCTGGGGTCAAAGCGAGGCTGATTAATTACATCGCAGACAATACTGAATAAGAGGGCCAGATCATGGCTAGTGATACCTTCCTTGAGATGGTATCGGATGTAATTACGGAGACGGGGCTGAACGGAGGAAACGCCCCGTCTGACGTTGAGACAGCCGGTGGTGACGCCAAGAAAGTAGTCTATTGGGTTAAGATCGCGGACATGCAGCTCCAACGTGAGCGCATCGACTGGGACTTCCTGTGGGACCGTCCGACCCTGCCGTTGACCCAAGGCAGCGCGGTAGTACCTTCACCCTTTGATCAGCCGGACGTGGCTAATGCCAACACCCGCACGGTGCTGGTCAATGCGGTAGCCAAAGATCGTCTGGCGATTATCGATCCCAACGGACAGGCCCACTTCCCCATCTATCTGGACTGGAACGAGTTCAGCACGCTGTACACGTATGAGGTCCAGCAAACTGATGACTTCCCCAGCTTCTGGGCAATCAGGCCGGATCGTATCATCCTGCTATCCAATCCCATTTTGAGCGCTGATATGGTGTGTACTTACGAGTATTGGCGCAAACCGCTGCAGCTACGCCAGAACGACGATGTCAGCCGGATACCGGATGACTTCACTCGCTTGATCACCCTGCTGACCAAGATCTTGTACGCAGAGCATGAGGACGCTCCAGAGGTGGATTCAGGGTCCACTGCCAACTACGACCTGATGTTCAACCAGATGTTGAGCGTACACGCGCCCATGGCTGAATGGCAGCGGATGGAGAACAGTGACCGTCCATTAACGGTTGAGACCTCCCCCAGTCCTTCACAGGCCTACCGGAGGTGAGCTTCAGGCTCGCACAAGTTAAACAACAACAAGCGCGCCGTGGAAAGAGGTCAACCATGGTGAATGCGACAGACCGTATCCGATTATTGGGTGGCCTTAACTTCATTGACTCCGCTGACTCCATCGACCCAGGTGAGCTGCTGTCAGTACGTAATTACGAGACTCACTTCACCACTGGGGCGTATCGACGGATCAAGGGCTTTGAGGTATTTGATGGGCAACTCAGGCCGCATCTGGCTGAGTATTTCAAGCTGGATCTGGAATCGATTGCCGGTGGGCCGTTTGCGGTGGGTGAGACCATCACCGGGGTGTTGGCCGGGTTCGATGATGAGACCGCTATCGTGCTGCAGTATGTGCTCGATGAGGAAGCCGCCGACGATACCGGCTTCATGATTATCTCTGAGCTGACCGATGACGTGGATGAGGGCGCGGCATGGACTGGCGGCACCTCAGGGGCCACTGCTACCGGAGCTACCGGCACCATCCCTGATGGCCTGGAGGATGAAGAAGAGCACGATCAGGCCCAGATCGACGCTGAGGACTGGCGTAGAGCCTTTATTACCACGGTAGGGGATGACCTGTGCATTGGCCCAACCAAGGGCGTACATGTCCACGAGGATGTGATCTACGCCTTCCGCAATCTGGTGGGCGAGACTGAGGGCTCCATGTGGGCCAGCAGCGGGGCTAGCTGGGTGCGTGTGCCACTGGGCTTCAAGGTACGCTATGTCGAGGGCACCACTTTGCCAGTTGAGGGAGATCTCATAACTGGGGGCACCTCAGGAGCTACCTGCGTGGTGCAGCGCGTGGTGATCAACGCTGGCATGTTCCCCGGCAACGATGCTGAGGGTTACATTGTGACCGGCGAGATCACGGGTGCTTTCGTAGTGGATGAGGAGCTACGCATCGATGCCGTCGCTGTGGCCATGTCAGATCCCACCACCGCACAAGAGCCCCAGGTGCTGGCACCCAACGGCAAGTATCGCTTTCGCAACTACAACTTTGGCGGCCACACCAAGACCCAATCGATGTATGGCGTCAACGGGGTCAACGAGATGTTTGAGTTTGACGAGGGTGTCTTCACCCTGGTCGAGTCTGGTATGGAGATCGACACTCCCACGCATATTGGGGTGCATCGAGGGCACGTCCTGCTGGCTTTTGAAGGCGGCTCCCTGCAGCACTCAGGTAAGAACGCTCCACTGAGCTTCCAGCCGGTGCGCGGGGCCAACGAGATTGGCGCAGGCGATGAGATCGTGGGCTTCATCGAGGAGATTGGAGACATGTCATTCGTCTTCACTCGCAACCAAACCTTCCGCCTGGAGGGCTTCGTACAGGAGAACATTCAGCTCAAGCTGCACAACCGGGAGACCGGCGCGATCTCTGACACGCTGCAACGGATTGGCCGCTCGATCTATCTTGATGACCGTGGCTTCTCCCAGCTACCAACGACTGATGCCTTTGGCGACTTTGCCTCGTCTCAGATCAGCATGAAGGTTGACCCCCTGGTGCAGTCGTTTCTGAAGAACTCAACGATAGAGGATTCTATCGTCAACAAGGGACTGAGTGTTTATCGCTGCTTCTTTGAGAACAAGGGTGCGATCAGCATTGGGTTCTCTGGCAACAAGGTCAATGGCATTACCGCGATTGACTATGGACTTAGTGTCACTGGCACAGCCAATGGAGATGTGACTAATGAAGAAGGCAAAAAGGTTGAACGTTTGTTCCTCTGTGATGAGGATGGTTGGGTTTACGAGACTGACGTGGGGCGGAATTTTAACGGGCTGGAAATGGAAGCCTATTTTGTTACCGCATACCACTTCAGCGGACAGCCGGAATACAACAAAAGATACCGAAGAGGCACTCTTTATCTGACCGGCAACGGACGAACCACACTTCGTGTATCCGCTGATTATAACTACAATGAGTACGCGCAGAACTTTGAGCGAATCTTGGATGAGGCGGTGCCTTTAGGTGGCGGCAGGTACGGCATAGACCTGCATGGGGAGTTTCTCTACTCCAGGGCCTCCCAGGGCGACATACGAGTGCCCATGAACTCCCACGCCCGCAACGTTAGCCTGATCGTTCACCACCGCGAGCGTAACGAAGAGTCGCATGTGATCTATGCCATGCACTATCACATATCCAAGCGCAGGCTGATCAGAGCATAATGGCACAGATCCCTCCATATACCAGCACGTACACAGACGTTGACCACAGCGTCATGGACGCTGATGACCTTGTCAACGAGTTCTGGAGGGTCTCCGATTTCTTCAACCTATGGTCAGGCATCATCGATCCCATCACTGAAGACAACGTCTTTGAGATCTTCATCACGTTGACGACGGGGGAGTTGGCAGAGATCCTGCCAGCACGAGGCCTGATTCAACGAATCGAGGTAGATCCTGATGTTGAAACGTTTGAAATTGCAGTCCGAGAACACACTACTGGAGCGCCTTTTAGGATATTCATCGTTGTACGATGTGGCAACCCTGACACTAGATTCTTCGTTACGGCACCTTCTGGCCAGTCACATATCTTTGGCATTAACCGATCCATTTATATGCCTGGACAGGTCATTGGAGATGGATTCTACAACGCTTCACTGATCCTCACCTACGGCGCTGAGAAGGGTGTGATGATTCAAGTCCACGCTGCCAATCCGGAAGAAGGTGAGGTCAGCTTTGACGATGTGATGACGGCGGTGCCCAAATGACCTGTACCTACATCCCGCAGATTACCGCAGAGTTTGGTCGAACCATCACGGACCCGGAGATCAACTTTGAGTTCCAGGCCATTGAGGAGGCTTTCATCTGCCTGGAAGAGCAGATTGGCTCCATCAACGACTTTGAAGACACCATTTTCGATCATGGACAGATCGATAACTCATATACTATTGATCCCGCCTTTGGGATCATCCACTACATGGAAGTATTGGGTGATGTACAGCTCACTTTGAGCGACCCGCCGGAGGGAACCAGCAGGATCATCACCCTCGTTATTGGCAACGCTGGCAGGGTTGAGGACGGTAACTATGGCCGCTTCAATTTCGCCAGCGGGGCAGCCTGGGCGTCTGATCGAGATGCGCCGGACATGGATGGCAAACCATGGAACATGTACGCCAACCTCACCGGAGAGGAGACCGGCACCTTATACCCAGGACACTACGGCTCCATCGTGCAGTGCATCCATGACGGCAACAACTGGATTCACTTGGTGTTCGCAAGGCACCACCTAGACATCTTCAACCCGCCTATCGTGGGCGATATTTACGATTGGAGATGACATGGCTGAGCGTCTATACATCAATAACTTCAGGGGCAGATCTGGCCGCACCGAGCACGCCAAGCAGCTAGTCGATGAGTTCCTGGCGATAGAGGATGCGTTCTCACGCCTGCAAGCTCTGAACATCAACAACTACCTGACGATCTACGTTAATGAAACAGC